CTTCCAATATCCATTGAATACAATATAAACTTTTGATGCAATCATTATATTCATTTATAGTTACTCCTTTAAAAAATCGTAGATATGACAATATTAAATACTACGATGATAAACGTTTTTTTACCAGTGTAAGTGAAGAAGATCACACAGTTTCAAATAGATTTGCTAAAGTAGTAGAGCTACCTAAAAACTATAATGGTGAGGTGAAAGTGGGAGATACCCTTTTGGTTCACCATAATGTTTTTAAATACTATAATGATATTTATGGTAGACAAAAAAGTGGTAGAAGTTGGCTGATTGATGATTTATTTTTGGTAGATCATGAACAGTTTTTTTTGTATAAACAACACGATAAGTGGTATAGTCATGGTAAGTATTGTTTTGTAAAACCAATTCCAAAAACTAAATCATTTATAGATGCCGCAGGTGTTACAAATGAACCACTGCATGGTATTATAAAATACTCTAACAAACAACTTGAAGAATTAGGTATCTTTGAAGGAGATCTCGTATCTTTTCAACCCAATAGTGAATATGTTTTTTATGTAGAGGATGAAGAGTTATATAGGATGTATACAAATAACATTACAATAAAATATAATCATGGACACGAAGAAAATTAAAATAGATATTATCAGAGCGGGTGAAAGAGCAGTGAAAGAACTTATAGATGTTGCTAAAGAAAAAATAATCAAACCAGATCCAGAAGATGAATTAGCAGCAGACAGATTAAAAAACGCAGCAGCTACTAAAAAATTAGCAATATTTGATGCGTTTGAAATACTTAAAAGAATCGAAGAGGAAAGGGATAAATTAGATGGAATAGAAACAAAAAACAATTTACCTAAAGGCTTTGCAGAATCAAGATCTAAATAGTATTTACTTTGAATTAAAAAACGTAATACCCAAAGGCGTTTTAAAAAGAAAAAACAGCACCCATAGTTGGAAGTATGGTTACAATGAAAAATATGACATTGTAGTTATATCTAAAGATGGAACTATAGGTCAGTGTATAAACATAGCTGGTTTAAGAATAGCTTTACCAAAGACTCCAAACAAAGTTTATAAAAGATCAAAAAAAGAAAAGGATCAATACTGGGAACCGTTTGAGATTCATAGAGATATAAAAAAAATTCCTAATATTTTTGTGTGGCATGATGCTCCAGCACCATTTAAAAACAAATGGATTGACTACATTGAAACAGAATTTAATAGAAGAGAGCAAGGCTTTTGGTTTTATAATAATGGTGTGCCAACTTATATAACAGGAACACATTATATGTACTTACAATGGACCAAAATAGATGTAGGACATCCAGATTTTAGAGAAGCAAATAGATTGTTTTATATTTTTTGGGAAGCTTGTAAAGCAGACAAAAGAAGTTTTGGCATGTGTTATTTAAAAATAAGACGATCAGGTTTTTCTTTTATGAGTTCATGTGAAGGTGTTAACACAGCAACTATAACCAAAAATGCAAGGATTGGTATTTTGTCTAAAACAGGATCAGATGCCAAAAAAATGTTTACTGATAAAATAGTTCCTATATCTCACAACTATCCATTCTTTTTTAAACCAATACAGGATGGTATGGATAAACCTAAAACTGAATTAGCATTTAGAGTTCCTGCTTCTAAAATTACAAAAAAGAATATGTTTGAAGTAGAGACAGAAACATTAGAAGGATTAGATACAACTATTGATTGGAAAAATACTTCTGACAATAGTTATGATGGAGAAAAATTACAACTACTAATACACGATGAAAGTGGTAAATGGGAAAAACCAGAAAATATTTTAAATAACTGGCGTGTTACAAAAACGTGTTTAAGATTAGGAAGTAAAATTATTGGTAAATGTATGATGGGTTCTACATCTAATGCATTAGATAAAGGCGGTAGAAACTTTAAGAATTTATTTATGGATTCTGATGTAAACAAAAGAAACGCAAACGGCCAAACTAAAACAGGTCTATATTCTTTGTTTATACCTATGGAATGGAACATGGAAGGTTTTATAGACAAGTATGGTATGCCTGTATTACAAACCCCTGATAATGAAGTGGTTGGTGTAGATGATGAATATATATATCAAGGTGCAATAGACTATTGGAAAAATGAAGTGGATTCATTAACGCAAGATGCAGACGCTTTGAATGAATATTATAGACAGTTTCCACGTACTGAGTCTCATGCTTTTCGTGATGAAAGCAAACAGTCTATATTTAATTTAACAAAACTTTATCAACAAATAGATTATAATGATTCTTTAATAAAAGAACATTTTATAACACAAGGATCTTTTAGTTGGAAAGATGGTATAAAAGATAGTGAGGTGGTATGGACCCCAAATAAAAGAGGTAGATTTTTTGTATCTTTTCTTCCTAAAAAAGAACAACAAAATAATGTTGTTAAAAAGAATGGAAAGTTTTATCCTGGTAATGAACACTTAGGTTCATTTGGATGTGATTCATATGACATATCAGGTGTAGTTGTCGGTAAGGGTTCTAATGGATCTTTGCATGGTATGACAAAATTTAATATGGATGAGTGGCC